CCGACAATTTCGACAACGATAGCTTTAACATTCGCTCCGGGTGTATATGACCCTGAGGTTACTAAAACCTTTGGTGCACCCAAAAGGCGACCAGGAACGCCAAGAATCGTGGTGTCCTGATAGATATCAGTTCCATCGCAAATAACCTCTGCGGTAAACCCGGCAGGAATTGACACACCCGTACCTGAGGTAGTTTTAAAGGTGACGGTAAACGCGCCGGAGCAGTTGTTCACAACCGTCCACGATTTCCGCCAGGCTGGCACGATGACATTGATGTTTGCTGTCAGCGTACCGGTTAACACAATGCGGTCACGTGACGCCTGTAGAGTTGACAGTGTCACACTGGATGAGCCTAAACCTGTAACGCTGGTAACGCCGTAAGAATCAGCTGGCACCCAACCAGTAAGTGGCGTAGCCGCGGATGTTTCGGGGTTGTTTGTGTTGCCATCAACCGTATTTAGCCAGTAGCCGTCACCAGCGGAGTTCGCCAGCCTTGCCCCGACTGGATAACCACTCACGCTGGATGAAAACGTGGAATCATAACCATATCCGCCGCCTGCCTGAGCCCAGCGGATGGCAGATGTAATGTCATTCAGGACACCATTAAAATCCGTCCCGAAAGGCGGGATGCCACCTGCGGCAATTGGTGTTCTGGTTAACGGCGGGAATCCATCCGTATATGATGCGCGGCCACCTGATACCCCGATCTGGGACGCTACGGGGATATCCTGTTTAGAACCACTGCTAGCAAAGGGAACCGGTAACAATTTAGGTAAATTGCTAATTTGCATTTTGTATTCCTGTGTCCGGGAAGAAAATTCCCTGTTCAAACGGTTGAAGGCCTGCTTCGGCAAACCCGAAGGTGGTTTGTGGGTCAACTATCATCAGGCCAACTGACACGCCTGCTGGTTTTGTGATTGCATTAGAATTGAGAACTATTGCCCGTTCCACGTCGCTTAAATCAAAGAGAAAGACATATCGAATCGACATGACTCCGGTAATTGCGACGAATACCTGTCCTTTAGTTCCAAACAGGTAATTAAGCAGGCGGTTAATATTAGGTATTGAGCAGTCGGTAATATTCGACATGGCTTTTGCCATTATCAAAATACGGTATGCATCATTGCTCAGGCGGTATGTCTGCGACTGAAGTGGACCGTTATAAAAAGGTGCTTCATTAAATGGCTTGGGTGAATTATTTGCAGCGGAAGTTAATGCCTCATCAAAGCCAAAATATGTGGAAGATTGCTCAACTTTAAGCAATCGTGATACGCCAACTATCTTCCCCCACACATCCAGCCCGTACGTATCAGCCGTGGAGATATCCCACACTGATCTGATGAATTCTTCAGTGAAATCATCCAGGTCGAGTGCGTCATTAAATGTTTCTATCAGGCTTCTAAGTTTTGGACTGTCTGCGTATTGTGTGAGGATTGTGTCCTTCACGTTTCTCATACGAGGGTTACCGTAATATCGTTAGCGTCGAGAGTGGGGATCTGGTCAACGCCATATTCGACTGATGAGGCAAATGTTGTTCCGTTCTTACTGACCGTGAGAGACAGGACATTGACCACGGAAGGGTCAATCTTATTCACCACAGAGTAATAACCACCGGCGAAAAGTTTCGAACCGATGCGGGCTTTCGGAACCAAATCACTCTCACCATTAAAAGCTTTAATAACCTGTTCTTTTACCAGGTCGCCGATATTTGATGGCAGTGATGCGTTATTCGCAATTTCAACTTTAAAATACGTTCTTGAAGGCGACGGGGTATTCCAGGCGATCGTATATTGCGGCGGGTTGTTCGTTCCCTGCGTGGTATCCGTCACTACATAAGACGTATTACCGACCATTCCGCATCCAGCCTGGTTTTTAATATAAATTGCGTTCGCAATATCAGCCGCGTTACCACCATATGCAGCCACGTAGACACTGTGCGCCGGAACCGGGTAATTTGTTGCACCGATATTTACGGGTGAACCTGAATGATTTGACCAGACATAAGCATCAGTCACACCGTCAACGTCCAGCACGGCGGCGTAAATCGACTCCGGAGTTCCTTTAGCATTCAGGGCAACAGATTGTTTGCGTCGGTATTCAAAATTAGCCCGCGTCTCTACATCGTTACCTGCCGAACCAGCCGCAGCATTCGTAATGCCTGACCATCCGGATATACCGCGATAGATTCGGTTTAGAGCGCCTACAGGGCACGGTATAGCTCCGCTGGTCAGGTTCTGAAAGACGATATCAATAGACCCTGTTGAGGGGATTACTGCATCAGTGAGCGACGTATAGATATAGCCTGCTTCGTCCTGTGCCGTGCTGCCCGCGGGAATAGGAGTACCAACAAGCCCGTTAACTGTGGCTGTTACAGTGGTTCCTGTTGCTGCTATGCGGTCAATGAAATAGATGCGCCCGATAGCATCCTGAAATCTCCCGGATGCGTAGTCAGGGTTGATGTTGTTTGCGATATAAAGAAGCTGGTCGTTTTTGTCTGCGATGATAGCCGCGTCGCTTTGCGCCATCTGGCCCTGCGGTGACGTGAGGCTTTTACTCATCCCACCACCGAAGGATTTATCCAGGTCTACCAGTCGCCCGTCGAGGATATCAATCTCATCCGGCACCGAGAGACCGATGTCCGAAAACTCAGCAGCGGGAACTGCTGTTGTTGCGATTACTGTCGCCATGTGTGGCCTCAGAATTGGATTGTGCTGGAGATGTTATTCGTGTCTGTGATTGTCATGACGCCGGAGCATTTCCGATCGCCTTTCCCGATAGCCACTGTGCAGGACGCTGACTGAACGTAGGGGAGTTTTAAAGCCTCAGTTTGCATCTTGGTATTAATAAGCTGCGTTCCGGGCCAGTGTCCCAAAATACGCTGGTAATAAGGGATGCCAAGTGAGGTGTCGTACCATGACTCTCCGAGGAACGTCAGGCAGGCGCAGGCAACGTCCTGAGCTACGGCGTAGGGATTGTCGGTTATTGCCATATTGCCAAAACTATCGAGGCTGATATCCCATGAGTCGGTTTCAAGCTGGAATGATTTTGTGATCATATCAGCCCGCCCATATACGTGATGGTGACTGAGGGGTGACGGTATATTTCTTCAGGAATTTGAGTTTCAGATCATCATTGATGACACGCAGGTTGACGTGGTAACCGTCTAAAGGAGTGTATTCCGTTTCCGGATCACCCGCGTTAACCGGAACCTGCACGACACCAACAATATCTACGAGAACTTCCGGGTGGTAATAGCTGCCTTCGAGGTCCTCAAATCCTGATTTCAGTAACTGCTTCCGCATCTCTTTTTCATCACTGAACCGCAGATAAATATCTTTCATCGTATGCCCTTCATTTGGATGTCAGATAACGACCTGTGCCAGATACGCAAGTTGCGTATATGACCATTAAGCATGCGTGACCCGGAGGCCGTGGCCCCGGCTCCGCGTCCGATATAAAAGAGTTGATTAACTGAGGAAGTTGTTCCTGGTGTTGGCCGGGATACAGATGTCGGGCTGGTCAGTTGCGTTCCATCCACACAACTCTGATTCTGGGACGTCGTGGACCGGGAACAAACTGTGTGAATCTGGCCGTCATCAATTCGGTTGTCAGAGTAATTAAACGTCGAGCTACCGTATGCAAAGGCATATTTCCCCAGGGCTGCTGTCGTACTGTCTACCATCATTACGATGAATTCAGTAGTCGTTGGATATGCCGCAAGAATTCCGCGGCGGCTTGATGTTGCGCCGTCCGTTGCGGTCTGCCCGTTACAGTGAACCTCAGCTGCGATAGTTACCGGGCCAAAATAGTTGTCATTGCCTGAGCGTTGCGCGGAGCAATCGTCCGCCGCCCTCGTAACCGCCGACCCGGATGTGGGGATATATGATGTGAATGTTCCTGCCTCAAGCTGAGGTCCATAAAGATAGACACCAATACCAGTGGACAGCGTTACCGCGGGACGCCTCCCGTCTGATAACGAGCTAATCAATTCTACACCCGGGTCGGCTGAAGAGCCTCCGGTTAAATCTCCATCAATGGTGGTTACGGCGATAATTCTCCACCATCCATTATTCATAGGTATTGTTTTAGCGATAAACAGCGTGTTAGACCCTACCTCGCCTGTAGACAAGTCAACATTCAAATATCTGCTGCTTACCCCGGTTGACCCAGCCGCCCACCTCAACTGAATGAGGTTGTGGCTATCAGCTTTTGCAAAAACTGAAAATGAGCAGTATCCCCCAACGGCAAGCCCAGCAACCGGAACCGTTATTGCTGATCCGGTTTGTGTGTTGGAGCCTCCTGAGGACGCAAGTCGGGTAACGCCGTTTGTAGTGCCATCTGGCGAAACAATAGAGGCGGACACGGCAGTCGCATTAGCGGTTTTCCATGTCGGGGATGTAGATGCGGAGTTAGGGACTAAATTAGTCGCCTGCCCTTCAATGAGCAACCCCTGCTTTTCAAAGCGTGCCTCGTTAACTGGCGCTGTCTGCAACACGCCTGATTTGTCGATATACGTCGCGGTTGATGCTCTGGTGAATGACAGCAATTTATTGTTAACCGGATATCCGGAAATCATTTTTAGATCGTCACTGAGTGGTGCCCATACATCCGGGAACGGCGGCGCGACATAACCCGTGGCTGCGGCTGAACTGGCGGCTTCCGCGGCGCTCTGTGCTGCGGATGCTGCTGAAGCGGACGCACTGGTTTCGCTGGACTTTGAAGCTGTCTCAGAAGCTTTTGCGGCTGCTTGCGATGCTACTGCCTGCTGCGCGGCGTCGGTGGCCTGCCCGGTCAGCTCTTCAACATTGGCCTGCAGGTTGTCGGCGACGATGACGCACTGAGCCGCGGCGTTCTCCGCTACTGTTGCGTATTGCGCTGCGCGTCGAATATCAATAGTGGACATAGTGGGTTCCATTAATAAAAAACCCGCCGGAGCGGGTGTGAGCGGTGTCTTTATTCGGCGTGTTGGTTTTTGAAGCCCGGCAACATAATTTGTCCTTGCTTATCCAGTCTTTCAATCTGCGCCAGTAATTTTGGTTTTTTCTCTTTACCCCACCGGCGAAGTAGTCGGCCTGACATACTGGCGACATCTTTTTCTTTCATGAACTCAAGCATCACAGAATTACGCTCCGCTTCAAGGTTGTGTTTACCCTGGGCGATCATGTCAGCCATCCAGTCAAAAGCGGCAATGTACGCCTCTTTGAAAGCAAACGCTGCTGAACCAGTAAAGCTGAATACCAGCATTGTCCAGCCGTTGCGCGTCATGCGATAGAAAGGCTGAGGTTTTCCGTTCTGTAAGCTATTGTTTTCATGGCAAAGCGTAAAATTGCGCTCTGCAAAATCAGGCGAGCATGAGGTGATCACCTTTCTGGTCTTCCTCATAACATCCTTGTGTCCCTTACCGAAGGCTTTCGCCACCTTGAATGTGTCAGTTGCTGATTCCGTACCGGACAAAAAGATGAGCTCACGAAAATCGAAGCCATTAATTACTGTTGGATATTGCATGGTGATTACCTTTCAAAAAAGAGACCTCTGCTCACCAGAACGGCCATACCCGAGCGCACCATGCTGCGATGGCGTTCTCAGAGGTCGCTTTTGTGAATGGTCTCGGGGTGGAATGCGCGGTGAGGGCGCGGTGAAATTAAGGTATAAAAAAGCCCCGGCGATTGCCGAGGCTGGATACAAAACTACAAGGGTGGTTGGTTAGTATTATATCTTCTGAAGGTTGCTGAACTTGAATATGAATTCAGGTGAGCGAACCTTCCCGTCAAGGGTAAGACTTCCTTCGTCAAGGCAAGAGTTGGGGTCGCGGAAGAACGAGCCTGAAAACTTAACGGTATCACCCTGGTCTAATTTTGAAGCAACAGAGAATATGTCCGAGTCGGGACTAAAGAGCGTCCCATACATTGTGTCAGAAAGATCGTTGTTCCATGTTTTGATTTCAACATCCTTGGAAATTTCAACCGAAAATACCCCTTTCCCATCACTATTTGAGGAAACTGTTTTTACAGTACCAACCCACCCTATGATGAAATCTTCTGGAACAATAGAGCATAACTCCTTGTCCCTGGTTGCTTTTATGCCACCGACCTGCATGTCATTCTTGGCTGATTCTGCGGAATTCCTCGACTTCTCTATTGCCTCAACAAATTTTATTTCTTGTGGAGGCATTAAACTTTTGGCGGAAGGTTTTGCTTGTTGTTCCGGAGAGTTTTGATTTTCTTTCCCCTGAGACTCAACATCATCTTTCAAAAAAATATACCCAAAAACAATGACAGTAATAAACGTTATTAACCGCCAATTTATACTTGAGCCTTCCTTTTTCTTATCCATCCGTCACTCCGGGATTGAAGTTGTGCTGTTCCCTGATTCTACCCCACCGTGAACGTGTGTGGAAAGATTGACGCCGTTCCCTGTCACTTCTCCTGTCGCCGTCACATTTCCGCCAAAAGTAGCGTTTCCGGCAAAACTTCCTGAGCCCTGAGTTAACTGCCCATTAGCCTCAATAACCGGGGCATTCAAAGATATTTTTGCGCTGCCGTTCATCTCAATATTGGGCGCTGTAACGCTAACGAGAAGTGGTGAAACAATATCGATGCCATCACTGGCAAACTTAACGTACTGCACAGGATCGGCATTAAGCACACCGCCAAGGTAAATTCCATCTGCCCTGCTGTGTGTTCGCCTTGAGGCGGGCAGCGATTCCTTTTTCTCTTTTTTTACCTTTGTTATATCCCTGTCACAGCAAAGCAACAGTCCTATATCTCCTTCTACAGGGTCCATAATCACCGCACTCGCGCCACGCTGAAGTCGCCAGGCCGGAACGTTAAAGACTGCTTCATTTTCAACCTGTGATCCGTCTGCTGCAAACCCGGTAACCAGCGGCAATACATCCAGCAAGGGAGGCTGATTTCCGGGCTGTGTTTTGACCTTTTGGACAATAACCAGGTGGACGAAGGCATGCCGTGAAAGAAGAAGGTTGAAAATGTACTCGTTTATGTTGGCTTCGCAGTTTACCTGCTGCGTGCTATATGAAAACTCACCTTCAGCCATTTACTGCTCCGCATTCTGATAAGCAACGACGAATGAAAACCATGGACCACCTTCAATCCATGTGGAAAGGATGTGTTTGACAGTGCTTATTGTGTACATACCTGACGCACCAGGAAGCTCCGTTTCCAGCTTCATTTTACGGGGCGCTATGAGGTTGGAAGAGAACATAGTGGTCAAATAAAGCCCATCGCGTGACCATACTGGATACCCAATTAGCCCGCTCTCTTTCGAGACGAATGGAACTACATCATCCCATGATCCTTCCTGTGTCCAGATGCGGATAATCTGCGTGCTACAGTCAATATTCAGGTGGGCCATTTGCGCCAGCTGAATGATTTGGCTTACCGGGTCACCTACAACATAAGGATTACTGAGAGGAAACTTAATATCCTCTAGCACTGACACCATAATGCCGAGAGGGTTAGCTATGGCCCGTATTGCATCGATAGCATCAACATCCCCATCTACCGCAAACGGCTTGGCAGGGAGAGAGCGCTCCGCGCCCAGCGCATGTGCTTCAATAAGCAATGGGGCATCAGGAGACTCGTTAAAGTCAGTGGTGGCAAAGGTAATTGTTCCCATGAAAATTAACTCATCCTGAGCCCATACCTTCATCCAGTTGTTTTTTGTCTTTCCGCGCTGATTCCCGGCATAGCTTAGCTTTGCCATATTGCTGAGATTTAAACCGTAGAGGCTCGCAGTCAGGGTGGTTAACGCTGAACCGCCATATCCGTTGTATTCAACGACAGCTCTTGCGTTTTCGATGGTCAGTACGTTGTTATTCCCCGGCCCCTGAGAGCCATCGAAAACCTGATCGGTAAGCGAAAACTCAAACTTAAGATTACGCTTTTTATAGGTCATAGCGCAGCACTCATTTCTTGTTCTGTGGCGTAATACAGCTTAAATCTGTCGCCAAGTTCAGAATAAAAAGGGTCGTCACTACCCTTTGTATCGCAGAAGAAAATCTCACCTTTGAACCCAAGATGGGGATAACGGATGATTTTATTCCCATTCAGGCAAAGTACGCCCTGAGCTATCCATTTATCATTGAGCGCAACATCCATATACAGGCCAGTTGATCGCTGGCTGATACGCAATGTCACGCGCTGGGCGTCAAGGCTAACGTTAATTTTTTGGCCTTTTACCGGTTGAACGCTGATAATTTCCATCAGGTGATCACCTTAACCAGTTCCGTGACTGACTGAGACAGGCCATTAATTGCAGACGTGGCCGCGCCGCTAATTGCAGTCGTTGCTGGTTTTGCGAAGTCCGAAATAGTGGTTGTGACTTTGGTTGCGATATCAGAATAAGCGCTTGAAACCGACTTTTTCAGGCCTGTAAGAGCGCTGCCTACATCGTTCTGAGTTGCCGCAGTCGTGCCGCTTGCTACTGCGGGAGCGTTAACCGATGTGTCCGACTTACTGACAGAGTTACTCGTTGTTTTGGAATCAGCGGTCGTGCTGCTCAGCGTAACCTCTGCTTCCTCAAGAACAGCCTGAAATATGGCTTCAACTGTCAGGAGAGTTACATCACGATCAGACGTTTTGTAGTTGTACCTGACCAGATCGTACTTCTCATACGTTGTATCGGGCGTTTCGATGTCATACAGGCGAGTATTGGCTACCATTTCATCCAGCGCGGACAACATCCCTGTGCGGCTGGAAAGTGAAAAGTTAGTGATGTTAGGTAACGAACCAGTAAATCCTGATAATCCTTCCAGGGTGAAAATAACCCTGATGAAAGATGGCCTTTTCACCTTGTTATATGAGGTGTATGAGCCGCCCTCTATCGGTGCGGTGACTACAGTCGCGTCGGCCCCGTACTCCACACCGATAAACGATGTAGGGTTTAGCGCTTTACCGGTCCCGTCCGCGTAATAAATCCCGTAACCGGGATAGAGCACGCTGTTAATGACGGAGAATAACCCTCCGCCATTTATCGCGCTGAGTAGCGTTGTTTCGTTTAAATCAAACATTAGCTGTTCTGCCCGGTCAGGAATGATTGCGTAAGGCTGCTTTGCGCCATGCCCTTACGCGCCACATCTTTCGCCAGTTCCTGCATGGATTTGGCGTCAGTTTTAATGGTGGTGTTCTTGAATGTAATATTTGGTGCGCCAGAGCCAGCCTGAGTCTTGATCTGCGGTGAATAACGATGTTCCGCATTCATCCTCGCCATAATCTGGGGAGCATAGTTACGCGCCTCAGCCGGAGCATTCTCCATGCCCTTACGCTCAAGGTTTCCCATCCCCCAGTTATAGGCCGTAAGTGCTTTCTGTAAATCTCCGTTATAACGGTCCAGCAACTGGCTCATATATTTTGCGCCAGCCTCAAGCGAGCGCATTGGGTTAAATTCTTCACCGTGGACACCCAAATCCTTCGCTGTCCCCGGCATTAACTGCATCAACCCTTTTGCTCCAGCTCCGGAAACGGCTCCCGGATTCCATCCTGATTCCTGGTCGACTTGAGCATTAAGCAGACCTTCGGGAAGTCCGTACTTTTTCTCAAGGCTTGATGTCTCACCGGAGAACATCTCTTTAAGTTGGATTCCTTTTTCACTAAGCCAGTTACCGAATCCGCGAGGATCAATGCCAGTTTTCTCTTTCACCCAATCGGCTGCACCATTAGCACTGTTAGTTACCTCAGGAAGAGCATCATCCTTGCTATCGCTCATATTGAGCATTGATTTAACTTTTTCTCTGAACGTAGAGAAATCGAGGTTGAACAGGCTTTTGAAAGCATCGACCATCAATTCAACTGTCTTTCTGGCTTCGGTAAGGTTCTGGTTAAGATTCGCTATATCTTTCGATAACGACCAGTCAGAGGATTTTATATTGAGCAGGTTTCCAATGGCTTCGCTGACATCGGTAACATCCTTCCATAAAATGGAGAATGTTTTCCCAAGCTCTTTAAAAGAATCATTAATTTCTTTGCTGTGACTACTGGTCCATTTATTTAGATCATCAAGTGCTGTGAGTATCTTCCATACTGCCGGGAGTAATTTTTCATAAAGGGTAAGGGAAGCCCCTTCCCACGACTGCCGGAGCCGGACGAATTCGATAATTAATCTGCGCCCTCGATCTGTCATTGTGTCAGATTGCTTGGAGGTTGCCTCCAGTTCCTTCTGAAGCTTTTGTAGCTCTCCACTGGAAAGCCCCTGACCGGTTGCATTATCAAAACCTAACTGCTGCTGGTAGTAGCGCTGCCGGTCTTTTGTCAGTTTGTTCCAGTTTTCGCCCAGATACTTCATGACATCTGTGGCATTGGCATTATCTACATCAAATTTAGTGCCAGTATCCGCAGAGAATTTATAAAGTGTCTGTAAAGTATCATCCGAACCAAAGCCAGCCCGGAACTGAGATAATGAGTTCTGGAATTTCTGCAAGTTGTTCATCATCGAACCAGCAGATGAACCCATTGCATCAGCGGATTTCGCCCAGCCATCAAGCGCCCGGGCATTGGTATCAATCGCCTCAGCCTGAACACCCATCTCAACCAGAGATTTAGTGGTGTCAGTGATGAAGTTTTTAACGCCGTTAGCGCTCAAAGCAATACCGGCAAGCGCCAGCATGCTTTTGCCGATACTGGTAAAGAATGAGGAGGCTTTCTTACCGTAGGCCTCCATATCCTTAGCCGTTGAATCAGCTTTCTTCCTGGTGTCATCCAGCCCTTCTGATGTCTCGCGCTGACCACGGCGAAAATCAGAAGTATCAAGGCCCAGCGTGACGACCAGCGCGTCGATAATCGTTCCTGCCATTAACGGGCCTCATTTGCTCTGTTGATGACCATTTTGTTGTAACTGTCCACCGTGGATATTTCGAGCAGCCACCACAAATCCTCAGTACCCAGCGTTGTGCTCAGTTCTGTCAGAGTTGCCATGCCCGAAGAGAGCACAGTCGCTATGGTTTTGGGGACGTTGACATAATCAGCCAGGCCATGAACCGTATCGGTCATGACCGGGGGAATGTCTAACTGGCGTCTGCTTTGGAAAAACCCACGTGTAGCTTGAACACCTCTGAGCGAAGTTTCAGGCGGGTGGAGACCTCTTCGATATCGCTGTCGACGAGAGAGCGCACAATGTTGCGGTTTGAAGGGTCAGGGATGATTTTGACGCACTTCATCAGCTCATCCAGAAGCGGCTTTGCATCCAGCGGGTCAACTTTAGCCAGCATGCCAAAGCCGATACGCGCCATCTCATGCATACCCATATCAGCCATGTTATCCGGCACTTCAACGCCATTTTTTGCCATCGCCAGACCGGCACGGATAGCCCACCATTCCGCCTCTGTGGCTGGCATTTCAGTAATGCGGAACAGCTTGCCAGTGTCGCGGTTATCGCCGTCTACTGAATAGTCAATTTCTTTACGTGCCATCTATTTATCCCATTTATGCTATAATTAACTGTGTACTGTAGCTGTGGAGTTACAATTGTGAATATTACCGCCAGCAGAGTCAGAGAGCTTTTTGATTACAATCCAGAAACCGGTGTTTTTACGCGTAAAGTACGAACTGCTATGCGCACTAAAATCGGAGACATCGTTGGTAACCGAGATTCTTATGGTTATTTGCAGGTTTCTGTTGATGGGAAACTATGTCTTTTGCATCGACTGGCTTGGTTATATGTTTACGGGCATTTTCCTTCTGGAAAAATTGACCACATAGACCGATGCAAAACCAACAATTCAATATCAAACCTAAGGGATGTTACCCATAAGGAAAACATGAGGAATCTTCCAATATTTAGATCCAATACATCTGGCTATGCAGGTGTTCATCAGAGAAAAGATAATGGAAGATTCACGGCTCACATTAGTTGTAATGGACAGAAAAGGTTCCTTGGCAATTATGATACCGCCGAGTCAGCCTCTTCCGCCTATGAGTTAGCCAGGTACTTTAGAGACAATTACGGAGATATAGATTAAGCAGTGTAATTTTCTCCAATCACCGATTCCCAGTCGATCTGGTATGTCGCCGCCTGCAACACGCGCTGAGCGTCAGGGATTGTCTTAACACGCACCAGAACGCCGTTTGTGAGGGTATACTTGCGCCCGATAGCCGGAAGGATGATTGTCGCGTTACAGCGGAATACAGCCTTGGACGTTTGCGATGTTAACTGCCATGTTTCAAAAACATCACGGCTCGGGCTGTCAGGCATGATGGTGATGGTCTGAAGGTACTGACCGAACACGAAGCCGCCAGATAGTTTACCGTCAGCGCCACGCACCGTTACCGCCATTTCGGTATCACCCAGGGCAAACATGGCATCCGCTGCGTACCCTTCCAGCGTCTGGGCGCTGGGGTAAAGGTTGGTCACAGTGAGAGCGAAAATAGCGTCAGCACTGGTAATAGTATTTCCTGCCATTTACTTGCTCCTTACTGGACCATGATGGATGCGAGGGTGATTTTCTGAACACTGCCGCCGTCCGTGTAGTAGAAAGAACATCCCGGACGGATGCGGTCTGCTCGCTGTTGCGCCGTTGCTTTCGGGATATACAGATACCAACCCTTGGACACAATCGACGCTGCCACATCCACCCCAACCGCATTCTTGATTTCATCGCGTTGTGATGCAGACAAATCAATGCCGGTACGGATTCCTCCAAACACTTTCCCTTGCTCGATGGTGTCAGCAAACGACGCTTCAATAGCAGCATCGCCCCGGGTGTTATAGGGGAGAGATCGATTGGATTTAAACAGGTCAATCGCGTTTCGCATCAGACGAGAGTTAAGCCAGATCTGGAAGCAGAAGCTGTCGAACCATTTAAAATCGCCGGTGATATTACCTTCAGCCCAGTACTGAGTATCAAAATCGTTGGCGGTGTACGCACCATAGAAGTTGTACCCATTGGCTTTAAGGGCAGTGCAATCGGCGCTGGATGTGACGTTTGCAACAAGGCCGGACTGCTCGCGATATTTAAACGGGACGCGGCCTTCCTGACGATCAAAGTCGAGGCTGGCGGCATAACCCAGCGCAGAAGCTGCATAAGTCTGATCGCCGTAAACCGGCAGCACGTTCTGGTAGTTGTACGTCTCAATGAGCTTATAAGTCAGCGTTGACGTACTGCCCTGCACTTTAGCGTCAGCCTCATCGTAATGAGCAACATAACCAAAACGGTAGTTTTCACTGTTTACCCAGGAGGAAAACGCCAGGTGCTGCGCTTCATCGCACTCAAACGAGGTGGTGAACAGCGCCCAGTTCTGGGTTTTATCCAGCACCGATACCATCAGCGAGGGAACATTAGCAATGTCTGCACCCTGAGAGATGATGGCCCCGGTAGCCGCAGTAAATCGCAGCGCTGTAGCCGCCGTGCCGGTTGCGTAGGTGATGGTGCTTGCCGCGCCGGTGGTGCTTGATTTGATGATAAATGCTTTCTGAACAGTGTCATAAACCACGTCAACACCGGATCCAATCGCAGTTTTGATAACTGTCGCTGCCTGCGCGAAACTGGTAACCGAGGTGAGAACGATGTTGGATGAGGTTTTGACGGTGCCATCGACGGTGAGAATTAAAGTACCGCTAATCAGTTTCAACTGGTCAAGCGTCATGTCTGCCAGCGAACCAGAGCGCAGCCATGCTGATACTGCGGTTTCATTGAACTGTGCAAACAGCAACGCACCAGGCTTTTTGGTGGATCCGTCATAGCCATTGAAATAGATGGCGGCCATGCCGTATTCGGTCGAAGTGAAGCCAAAATAGCGGCCAACGTCTTCTTTGTTCGCAAACGATGGAACACTACCCACCGGCGCATACTGACTGTCTGTGAGAATGAGTCCATTTAAGTCAACCGCGCTACCGCCCGCTGGCAGTACTCCGGGGTTGATTTGTACGTCTTCACGTAAGGAAATTGCCATTTAAGGGCTCTCCGGTGGGTATTTTAAATCTGCGGCAATAACGCCAACTGTGATGCTGTCAAAGAAATCCTGACGCGTGGAAACGCTCGGGTTGTATTGCCCGATAAAGTCCATCGTCCAGCGACTTTCGTATTGTTGCTCCCCGTTAATCATCGTTGTCTGATGCGGGTCGGAGCAGTAGAGAGGAATTAATGTGTTGCCGTTTTGCCTGAACCATTCACAGGCATATTCGGAGCGGATCAGCGTACCGATGATTGCAGCGTTATCCGCCGCGCCATCTCCATAGCAGTCAATCTGACAGGGCCACTGCGTGCTGCGACTGTTTTGCTGAACCCCTTCGCCATATACGCCGTTATCAGCGTATCTGACGCGGTTGGTTGAAAGACCGACCTGCCTCATGGGCGTCATGATAATGAAATCACCCAGCGGCATTGGTGTAAGGTTCTGCTGCCCGTCCAGCACGTTGTCTATCGTCAGGCCTGTGATATCCATCAGAAACGCCTGGAGCGGGATAAGCAGGTCAATCTCTTTGATGTCGATAGTGGCGCTCATGGTGACCTCTGGAGATTAACAATCACTTTGCACCATTCCGGCCACAACTCCGCCACTTTCACGACCATCCATTTGTCGTTACCGACCATGAGAATGTCGCCGCCTTTCTGCTCGGGCCGGTTCACACCGTTGAAATTCCCGTTAAGATAAGCCGAGCGCAAAATTCCCTGGATGTTTACCGCATCGATTTGCTTCAGGTCAGTGGATGACAGCTCCTGAAACTGAACAGACACATCAACATTGTTGTAGGACGGTACGCGCTTCCCGCCTGGTAAAGTTGTGGATCCGGTGTTGACCTGAAACACGCCAGCAACGTTCGGGTTAATCCTGCTGGTTAGTCCGTTTGCAATGCCTCTCAGATTCATTCTTCACCGTCCCTGATATCGTAATCGACGCTGTTAAGCATGTGCCCCGTGCCGATCAGGGGCTTATCGAAGCCTTTCTTCTCGATGGTCACTGGTGACAAAGGCGGCTCCATTAACTCCCTGATCGACTGCTGCAACTGTCCTTTGATGTGCTCACCCATAAGGCCAAGGGTCTGCTCACCATCGAAGTCTGTAGCCTGTGCAATCCGGCCAATGTCGTCAGGCCAGTTATCTTTGTTGTCGGCAATCATGTTTCTGAAGAAAGGACGGGGTGGCTGGTTATTGGCGGGGTTTCCGAACTCGTTAGCTGCGGCGACCATCGCCACCTGCTGACCGTCCGGATAGGTTGCACTCTCAAGGAATCCAACCCGCAAAACCTTACCCTCTCCCAGTTTTTCCGCCATTTCAGCAAGCTTTCGCTCAAGCGCATCACCACCACTGAATGACGACATAGCTACCTCCGCCAGTTGGCCCTGCGATAGTAATGACCGGGATAGTTGGAAGGTGAAGCGCCAGGCACGTAGCGAACGGTCCTGTAAGCGGCTGTGGCCTGCCAGTAAGCAGCGCCGTAAGGCGTTTGTAGATACCACCATGAAGCCTGGCTTTGCGGGACGTCAGCGAGGGATACAGAGACTGACCCCTCTGAGGCGCTCGCTACGCGCCCAACCAACCCGGAAGGTGCCTGACCGCCGACGCCAGAATTCATCGCGGCGATATGAGCAACCAGCATATTGAGATAAACAGCCCGGACATCAACATCCGTGACGGGGCTGCAATCGGTGTTGTTCAGGTAGACCGTTGCCTCTGCAAAGTATGCATTCAACAGGTCATCACTCACCGAGGCGAACTCGGGATAACGCGCCATGAACGCGTCAATGTCAAAGACAACGATCGCCATTATTTACCGTCCGCTTTTTCGATACCCGGCATCGGCTTGTCCTGCGGCAAACCTTCCAGACCGGAACGGCGATCGGCATTTTCTTTCGCTTTGGATTCGGCGCTGTTAGTTTTGGCCTGCGCGAATACAAGCTCGTTTTTCACATACGCCTGGTCAGCGTGAATCTTCATCCACTTATCGAAAGCGTCCTTATCGACGTTCTCAGTCAGGCCGTAGCCACCGATGACGTTTGAGGAATTAGCGCCGTTCAGGACGACGCTGTAACCTTCCACTTCCAGCACAATGCCGTTAGGCAGTTTGCAGCCTACAGTTACTGTCTCAGCCATGACTTACACTCCCAGCATTGTGGCAATTGCCAGCGGTTGACGGATGATTGCACCCCAGGTGCCACCGGATTTTTTCTGCTTCCAGGATGACTCTTCAGTCACCACGGCATGCGCACGCATTTTTTCGGTGAATGCGGCGTAGGCGGTGTCCTGCTCGCCCAGGCGATCGGCGATCAACTGAACCATTTCACCGGCTTGAGTTGAGTACTCAACAGCGGTTTCAATTTTCAGGTTCGGGAAGTTTTTCTTCAGCTGATCCGTAACGTTCACGTTGTACATGTTCGTTTTGGTCAGGTTCACTTCAGCAGTAGGCGACATAGCCAGAGTCATCGGCGCGTCACGCTCAATCAGACCTTTAGTCTGGGCAACTAACTGGCCGTACAGCTTGGCAATATCGTCATAAACTGCCTGACCGTCTTTGGTGTTCCATGTCAGTGCGCTGCCGGTGCCGGTTGCGTTAGGCGAGATGGATGCCGGCAGAGACGGATCGTTAAGCAGACCGTAGTTCTGCAAACCCTGAATGCCGTAGAAGTAGGATTTGTTCTGGAACTTGTTCAGCACCAGTGCAGAAGCTACATTCAGCTCAGCGGCATAACCGATACGCGCCGCGCCGTACATTTCCAGCTCACGCTCACCCCAGCGAGTGTGGGTCTGGTAGTGGTATGACTGGCGAGGCACCCAGTTAACGTTCGCGGCGGTCATGCCGTTGTTGTTGTAGTCGCCGTAAGAGCTAACTTCACCGGCAGATTCCACGACCGGGAATTGCGCGGTCAGCGTTGTCCAGTCACCTTTTTTCACTTCGCCGATGATTTCGGCAGCTTTCATCGGGGTAACCAGAATGCGGATCAGCTCAGGGTCAACGTAGTTGGTGAAGAATGCAGGCACGCCGGAGCTACCAGTGGTAACCATGGTCGGCTGGGCATCCATTGCCAGCGCGAAGTTTTCCGCAAACTCCGGCTTCAGGTAGTCCTTCGCACCAGGCAAAATAATGCCGTATTTACCGCTCGCTGCGGCGTAGTGTTTCTGAAATTCGTTCATTACTTGCTCCAGGTGCTGATTTTGACAAGCTCGTTAGCGTCGCAGGCGCTAGCAGCATAGAAAGGCGTCTCAATCGCGCCAGAAATGGTTGCGCCAGCCGCGCCGGTCTTTACGGTGCCGTCAGCCAGAACAGCGAAGATTTTTTGTCCGCGAGTTGCAGCGGTAGCTGTGCGGGCCCAGAAGTCGCCAGCAACCATCAGGGTGATTTCGCGGCCTTTCTGCACAACGTTGGAAGCAGCGCCCAGCCAGTCTGTGATTACCGCCTGCCCGTCACGATGAACAAACCCAGCCGGTACGCCAGTGCCGGTGGTAGTCGCCACGCCGCCGACAACCCATGCGAAACGGCCAATGGTTACACCACCGTCGCCTGCCACAAGAGCAGCCTCGCCAGCCGCGTAGGTTGCGTGAGGGTTAGTGCTCGCAAAGCCACCTTCGACTCCGGGAGCCGGGTATTGATTGATTACACTCTGAAAAGGCATCTTAGAACCCTCGTTTCAGTTTGCCAGCGGTCGGGAAAGCTTTCTCAAACTCACCGACAGTTGCGGAATCCTGCGCAATGACAGGGCGTTTGTTGTTCTGCTGCTCGATAGCCATTTTGACCATCTTAGGGAAGGCTGAAGGGTGAACACCTTCGATATCTACACCAGCCTGCTCAAGTGCAGTGCGGTAGACATCTTCAGCGGAGTCCATGGCTACCACGTCGCCAATCAGCGGTCGCACGGCCTGCTCTGCTTCACGAAGTTTACGGAAATCAGCTTGCGCATCGCGTCGTGCGCTGTCTGCGGCAATGCGGATAGCGGCATCCATTGCAGGTTTATCCACTTTGTCTTTCTCTTTCTTGTCGTCGTCTTTGTCTTCGTCCATTGCAGCAGCGGGTGCCAGAGCAGCGGCGATTTTGGCGATCACTTCTTCAGACACGCCAGCTTCACGCAGCAGGGAGATAATCGCTTCGTGGTCACTGTCGCCGGTCACTTTTACTTCTTCTTCCGGCTCTACGGTCTGCTCGGATGCTTCGATGATTTCAACCAGTTCTTCCGGTCCAATCTCCATGTCAGCAGCAAGACGGGATTTGCAGAGTTTCGCCACGGCCTGTGCGATCGCTTGCGGCGATTTGTTTGCGTTCAGGATGGCGGTCAGTTCTTTGGGTGCTGCATCCTGAGCCAGACGCGGCTTCAGATACGCTCCCAGCGCGGCACGGATGGCAACGCCTTTGCGGTCTAACTTCATGTATTTAAGCTCCAGTGGGAGTGAATCAGCGACCAGTACGTCGCTACCTGCGCGGCCTGTTTCGACCAGGGCAACGTGGTTTCCGACGATGTCACGCATGACGCCGTCATATTCCTCGCCGTCCGGTGTCGTGCCGGGTGTCATGTCAGCGACGTACTGATACGACGATGACAGTTCTTCTTGCTCCTCTGTCTCAATCCCGGCAATGGCGGAGTTGTCCCACACGGAAAGACCGTTAGTGAGATAAGTTCCGTCAAATGCTGCGCTTGAGTGCGTTACCCCTACGCGGTATTCGCGGGGCGGGTCGCCGGGAAAATCAGGGGTGTGAATGCAGAGAAGTGGAATGTTGTTGAATGTCGGTGCGGCTTTCTTCAGTTCTTCAGGGTGGCGCCATAGCCGGTATATCTTGTCAGGCTCCAGACCCAGCGCTTCAGCGTTTGGAATTTCACGCCCGTAGTAGGGGCAGACATTCGCTTTACTGATATTGCTGATAGCTACCTGAAGACGACCGACCTTATCGAATGAGCGCACGGATGCGCGGTCAAACGCTAACCGTTCGATAGTCATTTATTTTCTCGGATTTAAGGCAATAAAAAAGGCCGCCTGAGCGACCTTATTTTTGGATTATTTTCTTCAGCAGTGAATTTATGTTTTGTTGGTAAATCCTGACAAGCTCTTTGCCATGGTCATCATCGCCAAGACCATCTTCTTTTAAATATTCACTGAAGTGACTTAGCGCGACACGCAGAGTGGCTAATTCATGGCTGTCTATTTCCAATAACATCATCCCTCCAAGCCTGGTATAACTGGTGACCATGTACACCGACAGTTTATCTCTTCTCCTGGAAGAGTCCACTTTCCATCCAGATACATCCCCTTGCTCAGGTCGAACTCTTTCCCGTCTGCCTTAACATGGGACAGGCGAGGCTCTTTTCCTGCGTGGGAGTGACGCCAGATGCCTTTGGTGATGCCTAACGATTGCTGCCTTGCTGTCTGCATGACAGACGTAGCTTTGTTGTTCTGGTCTCTGGCAATAAGGGCTGCGCGTCGGCGCGTGATGCCGTAGCGCTTTTCCAGTTCATCGGTGAGATATGACAAATCACGCCCGCGAGACACGGAGCGCATGACCAGCCCTTCCACCTGCGTCAGGTATTGCTCGGGGATGCTTTTAATCAGGTTGACGTTTTCGGTGATGGTTGCCTGCAATGCGTTGTTCATGGCTGGCGTCATTTTGAACTCAACCGTCAAACCGGCTGTTTCCAGCGCGTTATAGAGCGACACGTCAGAGTTCTTCATGGCGTCACTTGTGAAGCGCTGGGCCAGTTTCGTGGCAATGTCATCAAACCGCTTTTGCCATCGGCGGGCTAAATTCCTCCTTGCCCCGCGCCTAAAAACACACCGGGGGGCGGCCATGGCAACCGCTGCGCCGCTCGCTTTATAGTTTGCGGCCAGCCAGTACACCATGGATTTCTGCATCTCCCTGACCAGCCTATCCAGTTCCTTTCGATACCACGCTTCAACACCTGCGTTAGGTCTCACCGGCCTTATCGTCTGGGTCGATTTCTTCGTCTTCTTCGAGGTCGATTTCGATTTCATCGCTTAAATCCAGTGAGTGATAAGGGCTGTCCGGGTCGTCGGCTATCTTCTCGCGTACCTCATTGGCAGACAGCGCCTGAACCTGTGCGACATAGACAGCATCTGTCTGTGCGTCTACCAGGCGGATATCTGCTTTCTCTTTCGCGCTCATCTCGTAAAGAGGCTCGAATTCAAAGGTGATATCCGGGTCGATGTCGCCAAACTCAGAAAGCTGAATAACGTCCAGAACGCGCTTGAGAGGCGTTTTAAATATCGACTGCTGTAACGAGTGGATGTAATCGTAGAAGACGCGTATCTCGCCATCTGATGAGGCATTGAGTCCATTTGGGGTAATACCAAGCAGCTTAACAAGTGGGATGCTTGAGACTGAGGCCATTTGCTCCTGTGCCTGTGCCTGAAGCGTGTCCAGTCCGCTTAGAGGAGCGTTAACAAACTCCACTTCTTCAGGTTTGCTCGGGTCGTTGTCACGCGCAAAAGCCCCGCGATTATCCCGGCACTGGTTAAACATCATCAGGCGCATCAGCAGGTTTTCAGCGCCGCCGCCCTGTAGCACCTGGCTCATATCAGTGCCGATTACCGGGATGCTGAACGAGTGGATCATGTCGCTTACGCTGTCCCGCGTGCGTAGCCAGTTATTAACGTATGGCTCTGCAATCTGAATCAGCGACAGGCCGCGAAAGTTGTAACTCGCCTTCAGCAAATCTGGTACCTGGCGTGATACGAAATCAATCATGCGGCTGGCGTGTACCGTCTTACCCATCACAAACCACTGAGTCGGTTTGTAGAAGTCAGGGCTTAGCGGGTTCTGCGCGTTGTAGGCGCCGGGGTAAGTCCAGACTGGCTCAATCACCTGAAACCCTTTCAGACTTCCCTTGGGGATTTTCTTGTCGCTAATGAACAGCTTGCTCTGAAGCTCGTTATCATCCGTCCAGGCCGAAACGTTTTTCGGTGACAGGACGTCGATATAAATCTGCCCGCCGCCGAAGTAACCATCATGCTCTGCGGCCTCGCGGAATTTATCTCGCACATGAAAACGGTCGAGAGCATCGTAAAGCTGTTTGATCCGCTCTGATTTGTCATCATCGCCTACCGTCTTTAGCTTTATCCACTTACGCGTCATTTCTTCTGCGATAGTGCCGACCATTTTCCGGTATTCAGGCTTTTGGGCCATCATCGAGAGGTAAGGATAGCCGGGGAAGCTGTCCATGTTCCCCCAGGCATAGCCCATCGCGTAGGCGTCGTTTATCTCTGCGTACGGAGTGGAATCCATCGCCAGAACGGCGCTACGAATTGCCTCGGGTATTACCCCTTTTGGCGGCTCATAACGCTTATGCTCTCTTTGGGGTTTCGGCTGGACTTCTGCTACTGCGGTGGGGTTAATTTTCATCTGCGCCTTTTCAGGCTCTTTCACCGGCTCAGGCGCGGCGACTTGTTTCTTTTTAAACGGCCACACTTAAATTCTCCTGAGTTGGCTCGGGTCGATGACCATTGGCTTCCGAATGAGTGGCGCGAAGGCCATGATTAAAGAGTCGGCCATGTTCGGTGAAGGAATGCCGCGCTTCTTCATATCCTTTTTGCTTTCGACTTTAACCTTGCCGTTGCCGTCATAATCCACCCAGGGGCGCGACAGCTCAGCTTTAAGGTATTCGAGCTTAGGGATTGATGAGGCAAGGCTTATTAGCTCATCAGGCTGGTACTCCAGTTGACAGTTCGGATCAGCTTTTCGAGCTTCTACGCTACGCCATGTTTTATAGAACCGGTCGCGGACATGCCACCATGCCTGCGCCTTGATATTGGCAAACATGTCTTTATTCTTCTTCCCGGCCATATATTCGGAGTCGGGATGAAGAACAGCGCCGCCAGCATTGAATCCCTGCACGTTAACTTTTGCGATACGCCCAAGTTGTGCCTTAACGCCTGCGCCGACACCAATCGAGTCGTAAATAATTTCATCAGCCTGCTGCTGTTCGGCATAAAGGTTCACGCGGTTAGCTGATTCAATCACATCACCCTTGTCCCACTCCTGAACATCAACAGCGACTGAGCCATGCCTTAAGGTGAGCGCATTGCTGTCCTCGCCTTCGTCGGCGACGTCAAAACCAACTCGCTTCTCTCCTTCAATGCCAAAGCCAAGAAGCTTATGCGCATCAACTGCCGCAGCAATCCACGATGGTTTAATAATCGCCATGTCACTATCAGCAACCGGCTCACCCTCCCAGATATGCAGGTACAGGTCGTAATCTTTACGCTTGCACTCTTCCATCTCCATGCGAAGAACATCCGGGAACCATGGGTTCTCGCTGTAATTCACTGTCAGGAGGCAGATGTCATCAGGGGGGTTAATAACGAAACGTTGGTGCGTATCGTCCAGAATGTTTTTTGGGTTGTAGCTGACCCATATTTCAGAGCCTGGCTTTCGAATCGTGGGGATCAGAATATCCCATGATTCCTTTGATACCGCTTCTGCCTCTTCCATCCAGCATATATCGATGCCTTCAAGCGATTTAATCTTGGTAGGGTTGTTCTTGATGCCATAGAACATGAATTCGCTACCCGTGATCAGGTGGCGGATACTGGCACGCTGAACTTCAAACTCTGCTGCATATCCTTCACGGGTAATAGTGTCATCAAGAAGCCTGATAACTGAATCGCTGATACTGTTCTGAAGTTCGCGGGCGCAGAGAAAGCGATAGCACCCCCGGCGAGATATCTCTACGAGTAAGCGTGCAATTGTCCAGCTTTTCCCTGACCCGCGCCCACCTTTGCCACCTTGTACCGGTGAGGATTGATGAAGGGCTTAAATATCGGGTTAATTGCTGTCATCGTCGAATAGCTCACTCAGGGATTTATTCAGGTTGAGGCCAATAGAGCCACTATGCTCTGATTTAATGTTTGTTTTGAAAGCCTGCACGGTGACATGCTCGCCGACCAACTTCAGCGCCGCTGCGGCACCCTTGGCATCAAATCCGTAAATGGTCCGGCCTTCCTCATCCTTAAGTTCTTCGCCGCGCCTGTCGGTAAGAGGCTCTACTTCCTGCATGCAGCGCTCATGGAGTTTTACGGCCTGCCGTAGAACATAGTCGGCGTCGATTTGAACGCGTTCTAACCGCTCCTGGTTGAGTTCGGCGATGCGCTGCTGGATGTCAGGTTTTGTTAAGTTTTCGCAACCAATAGCGCGGGCTGTCTTCTCGCTGTATCCCGCCCTTATGGCCGCCTGAGTGGCGTTGAGGTCTTTTATGAACTCACGGGCAAACAGCTCTTGTTTGTCGGTGAGCTTTGCCATGTTATTTCTCGTACTGAATGTTTATTTGCACCATTTCCATCACCCTTCGCTTCAGTTCTTCAGAGAACCAAAGCGCATTGGCAGCATTTAAGGCATTACCAGAAAGCTCTCGCTCCAGATTCCTGGCAACATCTTCGACCTGCTCATGAGACGGAGTTCTTATTTCAAGGTTCACAACAATATCCATCATCATCACATCATCCCCGCCGCTTTCAGCTTGGTCAGTAATGCATTGAAGTCCGTAACCAGACCAGCCACATCGGTTGCCGTGGTGTTCGCCTGGTTGGTCATTTTCTTTACGCCTCCGATTGTTGACGTAGTTGCTGCGGGAACGACTACCTGATCATCAGGTGTCGTCACATCAAACGGATAACCGCCAGTTGACATAGCTCGTTTTGACATAAAAGCCTCGGAGTTGATAAGTGAGTGGGTTATCCCGGCCTGTGTACCAGTAGTTGTTTGGTGCCGTATTTGTGGATGAACATTTCCATCTTTCGCTCATCCGGCGTTACCGGGAATACATTACAGACTCTACGCACGGCCCAGCGGTAAAGCGGAACCAACCACGATTTGGTGTAGTGGACTTCGTAGTGGTATTTCATTTGTTCGGCCCGCAGTTTTTAACCCATGCCTTGTTGTGCGCCAGAATGTCTCTCTTCGTCTGCCTGTCCAGCACGGTCCAGTCATTATCCGTCGCGTAAATGGGCTTAACCCAGTCACAGGCGGTATCAATGACCTCAGGTTTTGCGGGTCCAGTTTTCGCGCAACTCGCGATCAACATCGTCATCAGGCATATGGTTAACACTCTGCTGAACATCTGCGGCTCCTTTCGATGCTTCAATGCGCTTTTCAGTGACTGCGTTGGTTGCCTGAATGTATTCGTCGATTCGCTTAGCTTCAGCCTTCTGTTCAGCGTCTCTTTTGCCACCGCTGCGACCAATACCGAATGCACCAAGCACAGCCAGGACGAACGCCAGCAGGCCAGAGAGGATTAACTCAGTCGTTCCCATCTTTCTTCTCCGGTGGTTTTTGCAGTGTCATGCGAGACAGAACACCGATGACCATCAGGACAATCGCGCCGACACGCATCCAGCTTGAGGGGATTTCCGCCTTCCACTCGGGAGGCAGCTCAAACCAGATAGTAGGCAGAGCACCCAAAGCGACAATGACCTTCGTGGAATTCCATCGCCACCAGTGACGCCAGTCGTCTACGAGTCGGATTTTCATTTGAGTAATCCTTCGTAGGCCTTCATGTCACCGGTACGCATTACTTCAGCGTGACGCTTTGCGCGATTCGGCGTTTGTTTCGCCCATAAACTGGAGAGCATACCGTTAGCCGCGCCGGGGAAATTGCCGTCAGCAATCATCGCCAGCGTGTTCTTAAACCCAGCCAGGCCATTTACGCCCATCTGATATGCCATGCTGATGAGAATGTCGCGGCGCGCGCCATTACAAGCTTTGAGTGCGGAGACGATCGCCGGGTTGGCGTTCATCTTCAGAATGGTGGTGTTAACAAAACTTTCCAACCAGACGTCGCCTACATTACGAGGCACCGTGAAGGTGTAGTTACTCAGCGCCGCGCCCTTTGGGCCAATCTTTATACCGCAGGCCGCCGTTGGGTAACCTTCGGTATCGATGTAGGGCTTCTCTTTGTAACCTTCTTCAAAGTTAAGCAGGGGGATTATTTGACTCATTTCGCCGTTCTCCATACTGCAACTTCCAGGCGTTTTCTTCACGGCGGTCACGCTTGCGCTGGTAATGTAGGTTGATGGCAAAGGTGATCACCGCCAGCACGAAACCACCAAGAGCCAGCCATTCATTCAATGACATGCTCCCGGCAAGAAATGTTGCTGTAGACGTGGTGTAAGCTGCGGCAGTGGTCGCTTTATCTGCCATGTTTTTCATACCTACCTCCGGTTAAGGAGGATTTGTTCAATTTAAGATTTGAAGAGATAGTCCACTGAACAAATCCGAGATACGTTGAATACGTGATTCTTTGATTTGTTCGTGACCGGAAACATGAGCAGATCAGGCGTGAGTTGCGCTAACAATTCATGCCGCTCATTCACGAAGCCCAGCCACAGCGCTGGGTTTTTCTTTTTTTGCTTAGCGCTTATCCAGTAACCGCAGAGGTTCGATGAGGGTATTGAGTTGACGACCGGAGTTTAGATAAGCGCTAACAGAAAATGTCGTGATGAGCCGAATGCGGGAGTGATTCGGCTCATTTTTTGATGCGAATGTGTGGTTGGCCGCTACGTGCTGCTTAGCTCAGCGCTCTTCAGGAAGGTTCTTTGGCTGAGTACCCATTACAGACCCTGTTTTCACCACAACGCAAAAACCACTCCACTCTTCCGTATGCGTCATTCAGTTACTGTGCACAACATGGCAGTGGCTTTTGCTGTTATGGGCTCCGTTTCGTGGAGCTGACGGCGGGTGATCAATCCGCACCTGTCGGGTACTTATTTTCAGCGTTAATGCTCGTGCCCGTGAGTAAGCTAACTCGTGAGAAAACTTATTCCCGGGTACAAAAAAGCCCCGAGCTATTAACTCAGGGCTTCTCTTCAAATCCACCGTAACATTCAGACGGATTTATAGTGTTAGGTCGATGATATTCTAGCTTTCGTCATTTTGCAAGGTGCAATCGTTACCGGATTCAAACTTTGCTCGTAACTTTCGCCAAAATGGCATCTGCTGCGGATTCTTCCTTTTCGAGTTCCAGTATTAATGACTCATAGAATGGCTTGATCGCCTTATCCCACACGCCCGGGGAGATAGCATCGGTAAACTGGCAGATTGCTCTGTAACATGAAGCTGCTGGCAACCTTTCGTATCCCCGCCCAGAGCATTGCTTGCAGGGACTCATAACCGGTACGCCCTGCTCTTCTGATTTCTTCCTGTCCAGAGCAACACCGCGCCCCCTGCACTTAACGCACGATGTCGAGAGAACGCCACGACCATTGCATTTGGTACAGGTCACCTCCACAGTTTCCTCCGCTGTTTTGGCCGGGGTTTTCTCACCGCATCCAGGGTGCTTTACCACCATCTCCTTTTTCCTGATAACCCCCGCACCTTTGCAGCACGGGCAGGTAAGCTGACTGGCGGCAGAGCGGCAATAATCCTGGTACGCGAAAGTTGCGAGCGTTTGCACGACCTTGCCCTTAACATTGGTTTCGAGCTTGCGAAAGGCTGCAACCTTGTCGCAATGCTTCATCCCATGCTGTACCAGTAACTGAACTGCTTTCCTTTTGTCGTTTTCGCTCAGGTTCATCTTGCCGCTGAAAGCACTGAACCCGAGCGAAGCGCGACTCTGCACCATGCCGAATGCCGCCATCACATCCGTACCTGTTAACGCCTCTGAGGCCGTAGCCCTGGGTGAGTCTGTTAGTTGTGGTGATTTGGGTGAGTGAAACTTAACGGCGCTTTCAAGTCTCATGCTGCGTCGCCTCCGTCCGGATTAATGCCAAGGTTCTTCTGCAAATCCCTTTCAAGGCGCTCCAGCCCTTCAATTACCTTTCGGAGGTTCTCCTTCTGGTGTCGAATGCTTTCCAGCATCTCCCGGTCTTTGTGGCGCTGCTGTGCTGAGTTGATTGGGGTTATAGAGTTCATTGCTGCCACCTTAGAGCCGCCTCAAGCTCGTCTTGTGGAATGGAAAGAAGATTTCTCTTCTCTTCCTCACGAAGGTTTTTCACTCCCATAAACACAATTCCTGATGGCGTTCTCACTGCCTGTACGTTTATCAACCGGTACATATTG